GCCGCCCCAAGGAACCGCCGCCCGACCGCGCGGCGCAGAAATGACAAGCCCCGCAGTTGCGGGGCCGTTGGGTGTCTCTTTGCCGGGATAAGCAAGCGGCTCGTCAAACCACATGCCGTGTCGGCGCGCAATAATCGTCTCGTCCTTGCCGCCACGGGCGACGTCCACGCCCATACTATCCATCGCGGGCAAGACGTCAGGACGACGCCAGCGCGCCATCGCCGCCTCCACCCACGCCGTCGGAATTACCTGCCACGGGTCATCTTCCAGGCCTGCCGAAAAATCACCATTAAGCATTTGCGAGCGCAGCGGCTCCGGCAACGCCTGCAAGGTCGCCATATAGCCGGTGTTCACCAGGTGCGGGTTATCCCTTGCCCGCGCCGGAATAAACGTGCGCGCCAGCGGCCTGACAACCTCCTCCGGCTGAAAATCAACGGGGTCAAAATCATAGACGCGCGTCTCGCCGACAATGACGAACTCGCGCCCGTCCTCTACCCACACATCGCGCCCGGCAATCGTTGCGCAATAGCGCAACTCGCCTGGTTCGGCGGGGTTGGGGTGCTTGTTGTTGAGCCACGGCGCGAAAAAATCCACAACCCAGCGGCCTTCCGCGGTCGTTGGCGGGTTAAACGTCAGCAGCGCCTGACACTTCTGATTCGGGTCGGTACTGCGCAGCCAACCGAGCAGCGCCCGTACATCCAGCTCGAGGAAATTTGCGGCCTCATCGAAAACAAGCAGGTCATGCGGCCTGCCCTGATACTTCGTCCAGTCGCCCGCATTGGGAACGGAACCAAACTCAATCTGCCGCCCGTCGGCCATGCGCCAAATCTTCTCGGCGCCGTTGTAGCCGTCAGAATTGCCCACCAGCGCCCTGAGACGGTCAATAATGCCGGTGAGCTGCGTCGCCTCGCGCCGCAAAATCATGATTTGCCTGTGTTGCGTCAGCGCCTTGCCGCAAGCAAGGTCAGTCTTGCCGCCGCCCGCCGCACCGCCGTAGCCGATAATGTCGGCCTGCGACGTGTAGGCGAGCGCCTGCGGACCGGGAAGCGGCATCCAGCGCGGCAGGAATTGCGACAACTGCGCCACCTCCTCGCGCTCCGCATCCGTCATCTGCGCCCACAAGCGCCTAATCCTTGCCTGCATCGCCCCTTGCCTCGGCAATCGCCAGCACGCCCATAATCCGCGCCATCGCCTCCTCCGGCGAGGCGGGTTGCATACTGCCGTCGCTGCTCACATGGTCAATCTGCTGCTTGTCGCCATACTTGCGCGGCGCCATCTTGGCCAACATCCACTTGCGCGCATCAATGCGCAACTTCGAGCGCTGCACATGCTCACCGTTGAGCTTGTACCCCTCGCAATCCGGCGCGTTGCTTGCCATCCAGTCATTAGTGCCGTCATCGGCGATTTCCGCCATCTGGTCAAAAATAAATTCCGCCTGCAACTCACGCGCGCGCGCGTACTGCTCGCAAAAAACCTTGTTCGCGCCCAGCCAACGCATCACCGTCGCGAGGTGCGGCATATCCTCGCCCTCGCAAATGCGGCGCAAACTCTCCCCATTGGCGAGACGCTCACAAATCACATCAGCGATTTCTTGCGTATAACCGGACGGACGGCCCTTCATAATAACCTCTTGATAACCTCGGTCAGGCCGACCGCATTGACGAGATACATCCCCGCCGCGCCGGACACCACCCACAAAATCTTTTCCATCGTCTTCTGCAACTTCAAAACAGCCGCCGTTAATTGCCTGCTCTCATTCTTCAGCCAGCCGATTTCCTCCGCGTGGTGTTGCTGCGTCGCTTCAAGCAGCGTCATACGTCGCTCCATCTCAGCCTCCACAATTAGCCTCCAACTGTCCGATAAACTCCTTCAACCGCAATTCGCGCTCCACCAGGCGGCGATAAACATCGTCGCTCACCCCGTCCAACTCCTGCGCACTGATGGAGGGCAAGGTTGGCATCGGCGGACAGGGCGGCAAGGGCGAAGGTACAAATTCCACCTGCCGCGCACAGCCCGCCGCGCCAAAAACAAAAACGGCGGCCAAAGCCGCCGTCTTACTTCTCGAAATAATCACGTCGTCCTTCCTTCATGCCTTTTTCGGCTTCCTCGCGCTCCCGCTTGGATACCGCCGCTGCCTGATTGGCTTTGGCCGCCCGCGCCTTGAGACCGTCGGCAATCGCCTGCAAACGTGAGCGCTCGCGCCGCTCCATCTCCGCATCAAGGCGTGCATTCTTGGCGCGCAGCACATTGAGCGCAAACGCGAGGGCGACGACAACACCAGCGAGCGCATACAGCGCCCAAGACTTAATCCGCGCGAGCACGCCACACCCGCCAGCAGAGATAACCGATGACGCCAGCCAGCACCACAAACCATAACCACGGCGGCAGGAAGCGGGCGAGATTATCGTGCAAATCGCCCGCACTCGCTGCCGTGTCGGCCGCGGCACCAATCAGCGCCGCCGCACCGGTGGCTGGGGCAACATACTCGCTGGCAGGCGCGCGGGCGCGACCGTAGGCTTTGGCGCTACGCCCGTCATCCGGCACATGGTCCAGCGGTGGCTCGGTAACCACATCACCACGCGCGGCAACCGCGGCCTTGCGCGCATCATTGACCGACTGCCCCGGACGGCGTGCCTTGTCGGCCTCGCCCGCCATGCGCAGCGCGTCGCGCTCCACATCGTTGATGCGCGTTACCCAGCCGGGGTTATGCTTGGCGTTCTTGAGGCGCAGCTGCCATTTGCGGCGGGCAGCGCAGTAACGCTTGATGAGCTCGGGCAGATTGGCGGCACGTGCCGCCGCCAGCGTCTGGCTGCCGACAATACCGTCGGCCTTGACGCCCAACACCTCTTGCAACAACTTCACAGCACGCGACACCCCACCATTGACGGCGAGGTCAAACACCGCGTAGCCGATACCGGGCGGCAGGTCTTCATAGCGGATCGGGTTGGCATAGTTGGCGCGGTAGATGGCGGCGGCTTCGGTATAGGCGATATGGCGCACCTCGCCGTGCGGCTTGCCCTTCTGCGCGCACCAATCGTTGTAGGTATCCTGGGTGATACCGTACATCGTCTTGCCGCCGGGGTCGGCATCACGGTCGCGGTCGCTCCATCCGCCCTCATGCTTGGCGAGCAACCGCAGCGCGGTTTGAAAATCAGCGTTCATCATTGCCTCCGGGCAATAAAAAAGCCCGCGTGAGCGGGCGGAAGTCCGATGCTTGCGCAGAGCGGGAACAACAAAAAGCCCGCACAAGGCGGGCTATCGAAACGTTCAGATGGAATTTGCTTGCAATCATTCCAAGCTAATAGATTTAGTATAGTTTTGCAGCGCTCCAAAGTCAATAGTTTTCGCGCGGAATATCAGTCAATTACCCCAGCCAAAAAAGCATGACCTTCGCGCAGAAAAACCCGCGCGGCAGTTGGACTAACTCCGCAACGTTTTGCCACCCCGCGCGCGTCGTGCTCGCCGTTGATATACCGCGCCACAATCGCCCGGTGCGCGTCGGGATACCTCGCCTTGAGCGCAGAGAGCGCCTGATTGACTGCCTCCGCCTCATCGTCGGACAGCGGCGCGACATCATCGGCGTCCGGCGTGGACTGCGCCAACTTGCCCAGATTGCAACGCGCACCCTGCGGCGTCCCGTTGCGCAGCAGGTTCCACCGGCGCCAACGGAGCATGTGATACTCAATGCTCATCCAATCACCTCAATACGCACCTCGCAGGCGGCTGTGTCGCGTACCTCGCCGCGCAGGACAAAGAGGCGGTCTATTTGCCCGTCGTTGCCATAGACGCCTGCTTTTTCGAGGGCGTCAAGGCACGCTTTGGCGCGGTTGTCCACATCGTAGGGACGGCGGCTGTTGGCGTGCAGCGTCAGCGTGACGGCGAGGCGCTGATGCGGATACAGCACCACCGGCGACTTGCAGCGGCGCAACACCTCGGCGCGGTACGCTTTGCCCTCGGCGCTGATGTAGGTGCCATTGCGCCCGTGTCGCCAGTAGTGATTAACCGACGGCGGCATCGGCAGGGTAATCGCAAAGCTCATAACCCCTCCCCCAATCGCTGTTTCTCGGCGGGCGACAGCAGCGCAAACAGCCTGGACTGCGTGCGCAACACCGCCTCATACACCGCGGCGCGCACAAAATCCCGCTCCAGATCGGACGACGCGCGCCCGTCGAGCACATCGTGGCAGGCACTGCACAGCCAGGCACAATGCAGGTCGTGCGGCTTGCCGCCCATGATGCCCATGCCGGGGAGCGACACATGCGCCGCCACCGTGGTTTCCGGGTTGTGGTTACAGACACCGGGGAGCATCGCGGTACATTGCTGCCCGCGTGCCTTGTCGAGTAGCCATTGCAGGCGGTTTTTCCTGATACTCATCGCCCCCTCCCAATATCCTCATACCCCGCCGCATACGGGTCGGGAATAAACACCTGCAACGATTCCGCCGCCCAACGGCGGACAGCCTCCACATAATCATTAAATTCCTGGCGGTTTAATTTCGCCGTGG